CCAATCATCAAGGCAGATTGTGACGCCTGGAGCTTCACGACGACCGTTCCCGTCATCGTGGCAGACCCCCGCACCCGGAAGGCAACGAGTCCCGCAGCTTGAACCTGCCAGCCGCCCCCTGCGGTCGTGGTCGTAACTGCCGAGCCTCCAGCTACTGGATTTGCCGCCACTGCCCGCCAAGTAGCCCCATCAATCGTGCCCTCAAAGCTGCATGTTCCCGTCCAGGTTCCAGACAGGTCTACCCCTACAGTCGCAAACGTAGGCGCCCAAGGGCCGGGAATCGAGACGCACGAACCAGCCGTTGAACAATCGCTGCTGTTCGTCGTGATGGTCCCGCTGACGCTGAAGGGATATTGCGCCTGCGCGGGAGGCGACCAACCCAACACGCAGACCAGAATCAGCAGCAGGCATGCCAGCCAGTTACGCATCTCCCCTCCTCAGCGGTCCAGGCCCGTGTGGTAATTGAACGAAGCCCTGGGCCGCGACGTGCTCGGTTGCCCGAAATCGTTCAGGTTGATTCTCGGAGGCGCCGCATTCAGCCCTTGCACAGCCAGCCGTGCCCTCGAAGCCGCATTGAGCAGAATCGGGCTGGGCTGCTTCTCAAAAGAAGGACCACATAACTCCGCAAGCGTCAGGGTCATCGCCAGTTCGTAGCCCGGGGGCGCAGCGAATGAGACATCCAGCGTAAATCCACCTTTGACGATAGTCTCAATCTCTAATTCCACCTGATAGGCGTAGTTCGGTACCGGCCAGAAGAACAGCGACCCAAGAGGCCAGTCAGGACGGTAATACAGGTCCGTTGGAAGCGTTGTCTCGATGGTCTGGACACGCTGCTTGGCCCACCAGTCCTTATCGCGGATTTCGAGAGGAAACCGCACAATCGGATTGACGTTTGAGAGCAAGACGTTGGCCGACACGATGCGAACGGGCCGCTCGTTGTTGACCAGGAAGTTCGGAGACGGCGCCGAACCAATAGCCGCCGGCCCGATGGTATGGGGGGAAAGCCCCGGCGTGAAGATGTAGGAATTGCCAGAAGGGTCTTTGCTCAACAGGTCTGAAGCGAAGATATAGACTTGCTGGGCCGTCCAGGAATCCGCTAACTGGTTAAACTTGTCGAGGACGAAGGCCAATTCAAGAGGGTCAGGAGTTTCGCCGGGAGCTACGACGTTGATTTCGTAGAGCGCATTGGTACACACCTGTCTTACCGTCGTCGGCCCCGGGGGGACCGGATTCCCCGCGGGTGGACCCGGTACTACAGGCATCTATTTTCCTTTTCGAGCTGGTTTCTCCGGGCTGACTGCTTCCGCCTTGGTAGGCGTCTTGTCCGGGGGATTGCCGTTCTCTGCTTCCTCGAAGAATTGCTCCTGCTCGGCAGGCCCGAGATTGTCGAGGAATTCTGCGGCTTCCTTGAGCGTTTCAACCTGCACCCCGTTCGACTTCAGGAAAGCCAAGTGGTAATCGTAAACGCGGAATCCTGACCGGGTGTGGACTTCGTTCAGCTTCGCCCGCCAGTTCGAGGGCTTGATGACTGGAATCTCCCCGTAGGAAGGTCCAAGAGCATTTTGCTCCTCGCGGCTGTTCACAATCTTGGTCAGGCCGCTGGCGTGATAGACCATCTTGGGGAACTCTCGCGGAGCTGGACGCACATAGTTTGCGTCCACCACACCCCGGTGGTTCGGGTCGTTCCGCAACGGTATGAATGCCGTGCTCATAGTCCCTCCGCTACGTGTTCACGATGGCGATGCCGCTGGTGTTGCTGGTCGGCACCGGACCGCTGACCAGGATTTCAAGTTTGCTCGCGGCGTCATATCCCCAGTCGGTGTAGCCGTATTCGGTGCAATCCTGCAGGAGCAGTGCTCCACCGGCTGCGGCAACGAGTTTCATCACCCCGGTTCCGGCAGCCCCGCCAGAAAATGCAGCGGAGTTGTAGAACAGGCAGCGGCGGAAGATGGTCATGCGGTCAATCGCAGCGGCTGCCGCCACAATCACCGCGAGTCCCGCTGCCCCAGTGCTGCACAGGGCCGGGAAGTAGCAATCCTCAAACACGTTCCGCGCTGCCCCGGCAGACCCGGCTTTGAGTTCCACGGTCGCATTGAGGGCCGTGCGCTTGATAGTGTCCACCCCAAGGGTGCAGTGGCGGAAGAAATTCTCATCGTTCGAGATGACCAGCGAACGGCTTCCCGCGTCCCCGGCGCTTGTTGAATCGCCCATCCCGGCGATGTGGCAGTTGTCGAACACGTTCTGGACTCCGCTCACCACGAGGTTGATTTGGGCGGTCGTTCCGGTCGTGAAGGCATCGAAGATTTCAAGGTTGGCGAAATAGTTCCCGTTCCCGCTGACGGTGATGAACGGGGTGAAGGCAGTATCGGAAGCAGTCGGGGCGATGCGGGCACGCTGCGAATAAACCGAAGGAGCCGCGATTCCGATGAGACGGCAGGCGTTCTTTGACCAAGTGAAAGAAGCCTCTACGCGGGCAGTTCCGCTCGAAGCGCCGTTGCCGATGAGCACGATGGTGTCATTGTTCCCGCTCACCAGAAGGGCATAGGCGGCCGCCAAGGTCTTGACCGGGCCGTTGCCAGCCTGCCCCAACAGGGATGCCGGATAGAGGCCGTTGTTCGTATCGAGGCCGTTTACCGGGTCGAGGTAATACGTGTTCCCGGTCCATTGAATCGCCGCGATGCTGGCGTAGATGGCGTCAATGTCCGCTCTTGTAAAGACGCCGCCCGAATTGGCAATCGGAATCATTGAACGCTCCTAGTACGAGGCTACCCATTTGCTGTTAGTTGCGTCCCATGCAAAGTAAATCGTCTTGTTCGCAACGCAAGTCGTTGAGGCCGCGATGTTGTTTCCCCCCGTGAAGCTGCATGCCGCATCGGGAATCACCGCAAAGGAACAGCCGCCATAAGCGGTCGCATTGCATCCCACCGGAATAGCGATGGAAGTCATCGCGGATGTTCCGGTGACATGAAACAGCGGCCCGCTTACCACCATCGCGGCGGTTGAGGAATTGTGGGCTGCCGTGACTGCCGCAGAACCGTACGCGGCGGGGTTGTTGAACCCCGGAACCCAGGTTTTCGTGATGGTCGAGCAGAGCCACTGAGCGCCGGTCCGAATGTTGAGCCAAGGACTCACCAGAACGCTGGCGGTCGTGCAGGATTCCCCGCTCACGCCTCCGCTGTTTCCGGTGACTGAGCCGGGGTCATAGGTGTAGAGCCACGCCTGCTTGCCGTAGAGCACCATCTGGCCGGAGACATGCGCGACCGCTTTTGTCGAGTCGTAGCCGCGAATCACCGTCAAGGCTGTGCCGCTGACGCCCACCACCGCCATCGCCTCGCGATCCACGTAGAGAACCCAAAGGTTCTGGCTGTTCAGGGTCGCGTTGATGTTCAGGCCAGCCGTAATGCTGGTGGCTGAAGCAACCTGAACGAGGCTGGTCTGACCTCCGGCAGTCGGGGCAGGCACAGCGGCAGACAGTGTGGTCTGAACGAGCAGGTTCTGTTGCGCGAACAGGGAACCCGGCAGGAGCAGCGCCGCCAGCAGGAGCGCCCACTTTGCGAGATGTTTTGTCATGGTCATTCCGTTTCTCCTGATTAGGCGCCGCAGATGCGGACGGCGCAGGAATCGCTATAAAGCTGGCCGAAGCCGAACACAGAATCCCAGCGGTTAATCATTTTCGATTGCACCGGGTCGAACATGCGGATGAACCGAAGGGCTGCGCGGGTTTCCGGGTCGCGGGTCTGAGAAGTCATTTCTGTGGCTCGCGGCTCCTCCAGCTTGACACCCGCGAAGCCGAAGGCATCGCCGTGAATCACCAGGGCTTGAGCACTGGTTTTCGCGTTCGGGGAAGGAGTGCCCGGCCAGAGCGTAATCGTCGCGCCGTTGACCGGCAGGGCATCCACGTTCTGGTACTGCGAGCCAGGCCCGAAGATGGCCGGGGAGATGATGAGGAAATCCGCCGCGTTGCCTGAACCGAGCGCGGTCAAGGGTTGAAGCACCACGAACTGTTTTGCGGTGGTCGAGAGCGTGCGCCGTGTGCGCGGGTTGACTTGGTTCACGTTGGCGATGGAGATTACATCCCCGGCGTTGATTTGGTCGGAAACGGTAAGATTCACTCCCAACTGGTTGCCGCCGTTGTTGGCGTTCCCGGTGTTGACCGTGAACGTCGAGGCTACGCTTCCAGCCGTGAAGCGCCACAGCGACATGCACTCGTACACGTCAAAACCATGCAGTTTCCCGAGTGAGCCTTCCTTGAACTGCTTCGAGATGTCGTCCTGCGGATTGAGCAGGGTCTGGAGGGCCGGGACCATCGAGGTCGAGAACTGCGGCGGGATGCAAAGTGACTTCTCGCCTCCCGGCGGGCAGGCCAACTCGAACATCCGCTGCCGGGCTTGAGCGAACGTCGTCACGGTGTTGGGGTCCACGCCCAGAACGCCCACGATATTGTTCGTGTTCAGCATCGCAAAGTTCGCGGCCCGGGAGTCCACTTCCTGCGCCATCTGCGCCACGGCAGGCTCCAGGTACTGCTTGCGGATTTCTTCCTTGGAGCGTTCCATGTTCAGGGCTTGCTCGAAGGAATCCCACTCGAAGTCCACGCCCATGATTTGGTTGCAGTTGATGGTGGTGGTGAGGCGGTTGATTCCCTGCGGGTTGTAGCCCAGGCCGTCGCGGATCAGGAAGCTCTGCGGAATCTTGACCTGAGTTGCGGAGCCGATGGGGAATTCCTGCTCGAATTCCTTCTGCCATTCGGTGTTGAAGCAAGCAACGACTTCCAGCTTGTTCAACAGCAGGCGCAGGGCATCCATCGAAACCCACTGCGGGAAAGCAAATGTGTTGGGCATGGCTAATTCACCGTCCTTTTGCGGTGTTCCTCAGCGTCGGCAGCCTTCTTGTAGCGCGAAAAGTCTCCCGCCTCGACCGCAGCGGCTTCCTCATCCACCGGGCCGGTTGCTTTTCCCCCGATGCTGGCAGCCGGTGAGGGTGGAACCTTGACGGGCGCGGCGGGTTTCTCCTCTGGCTTGGCAGGCGCCGAGCTTTCGGAGAGCTGGAGTTCCATCTTGGTCAATTCCCGGGCAGCGGCGAAGGGTCCGAGCGCCTGAATCCTCTGCACTTCGTCGGGATTCTTGCAGAGGTGGTAGAGGATTTCGGCCCCTACTTCGCTGTCCAGAATCCAGGCATCGAGTACCCCGTTGTTCTTGATGGCCTTCACCGCATCGGCGTTGAAAACCGTCTTGCCGTCCTTGGTTTCGAGCTTCAGGACATCCGCAAAGTCCTTGTGCTTCTTCTGGGCGATTTCGAGGGAGTTCTGAAGTCTCCGCTCGATGATTTTGTTCTGCTCGGCAGCTTTGGCTTCCGCCTGCTCCTTGGCGATGGTGGTCCTGGTTTCCCGGCTGGCCTTCTCGAAGACCCACTTGTCCCGGGCTTCCTCGAAAGCCTCATCCGTCGCATAGAGGGGCAGGCCGGTCTTGGAGTCCAGGTCGTGGCGCTTCGGCTTGGGTGGTTCGTCTCCCTTGGGCGCTGATACCGATGCGGGAGATTTGCGAAGCGTTTCGAGTTCCGCCGCGAGGCGTTTGTTCTCGGCTTCCAGAGCCTTTACGTCCGGCTGCGGTTCCTCGGCAGGTTTCGGCGCTTCGGCTGGCTTCTCAGGAGGAGCTTCCGCTGGTTTCTCGGCGGGCGCTTCGGCGGGCTTTTCTTCTTGCGCCTTCACTGCGGGCAATTCGCCCGTCTCGCGCCATTTCTTGGTCTGCGCGGGAGTCAGTGCCTTCAGGATTTCGGTGCCGGTGCGCTCATCGGCGACCGGCTCGGCCGTCTGGGTCGGTTCAGGCATTAGTGTTTGTGCGCTGCCTTGTAATGGTCATGTCCGTGCAGGGCGTGGGCAACCTTGGCGACGTGGCCGTGATGCGGGTGCATCCCGCTCTTGGCTGGTCCTGCGGTCGTGCCCTTCGCCACTTTCATTTTTGCCACAGCAAGCCTCCACAATCCTCAGTGGCAAGCAAACAATCACAGTGCAAACTATGTCAAGCAGTTTTCTTTGCGGCGGATTCAGGCAGTCCATTCTTGCGGGTTCGGGAAAGAGCGTTCTTCACGGAGTCCGTGCTGCCTCCGAAGCGGGTAGCGATAGCCTCAGGACTGACGCCCAATTCATCACGAAGTTTGAGCATCTTGCGGAGTTCTTCCGGGGTGAACGGAGAACGCTTCACGGTTGCGTTCCGTTGCCGCTTGGAGTTTCTGGAGGAGCCAAAGCCGCCGCTTGCTGGCCTTGTTGTAAAGTCTGTTGATGCTCCTGCGCCGACATTGCCCGTTCGTGGGCCATCTGGTGGAAGTCGGCCTGTAACTGCTCCAGAGCGGCAATGCGTTCGCTGAGAATCTGGGCCTTGGTGTTGATTTCCGCCACCGCCTTCTGGGTGTCGGAGTGAATCTTCTCGACCTGGAGTTTGCCCTCCATCTCCCACATCTTGGCGGCTTTTTCCTGCTGGAGCTGTTGGATAGCTTGTTGTGCCTGTGCGATATGCTGCTTGAGCTGGCCGACAAGAGGCCGTGCTTCTTCGGGAATGGAGTCATCCTGACCCGCAAACTGCGGAGGCGTGAGACGTTCGGCAATCAGTTGCCCGATGGGACTCTGGGTCCGCATCTTCGTGATGAGGTCGCCAATGAGCGGGAACACTCCGGGAATAGCCGCAAGTATATCGGCAAACTGCATGTCGGCTTCCCGCTGGGAATCGCTGTGCGGCCCGGTCGTTACCGTCACGTCATGCTCGCCGCCGAATCCTTGGTTCTTGGCATGGGCCGGGTCGTTGACCCGTACGATGGAATGGCGCCCATCTTCCTTGCGAATCGGGATATCCCGGGCCATGGTGTTGATTTTGTCGAACACGTCCACCAGTTGCCGTCCGCAACACGCAATCGAACGCTCGATGTTGTCGAGGAAACGATAGGTAGCTTGCGCCCGTTCGCCTTGAATCTTCTCCAAGGCCACACCGCTTTTCTCGTTGTTGCGCTGCGCCGCCGAGGGAAGCGGAGAAATTCCCATCGAGGACATGATGCGCCGCTCCCATGACTGCATGGCGGCTTCGTACTGCTGGAAATTGGGCACAAAAGGCACGCGCTCCGGCTTCACGGAGCCAGGCTGGTAGTTGTCGGGCACGTTGTATTCGATGAACGCTTTGGGAGTCTCGTTTATGTCCTCCCAATCTCCCTTGTTGTTGCTGAACATGCCCAAAGGCCCGATATAGGGCGTCCGGGGCGTGAGCTTTGACTCCATGAGTTCCTGCGAGGCCAGGTAATTGAACACTCGTTGAGGATCGCGGGCCTTACGAATCATCGAGAACAGCATCCGGCGCGAGCCTGCGCCTTCGTCCACGTACAGTTCCGGCCCCCAGAACGGAATAATGGGAATCCACTGGCCCGGCCAGCCCTTGCCCTTCTTCGGGTCGTTCGTCTCCAGAATCTCGACCCCGTTGATGACGTACTGAACGACTCGCCGGTCCTCACAGTCACGGGATTTCAAGATGCGGGCCTTGCCCATGTTCTTCGGAAGCTGGTCGCTCCTCATCACCACCGGCTGTTTTCCCGGGCTGAGTTCCACCAGATGCAATTCAACGGTTTCCACTTCGACTTTCCACCATGAGGCTACCTGGACTTGCTTGGGCTTAATCCAATCGGGAGCTACCTGCTGAATATCTTCGGCAAATGTCGCAATCTGGGCTTTCGGATAAAGCCTCTTGAACTTGTCGTGCGACATGAAGTCAATCTCGAAGCAGTCCTCAGCGTCCGAACAGTCGTAATGCTTGCAATCTGGGTCGTAAAGAATCGTGTTGCCGTTCGGCACTGGCATGATTTTGACGCCAAGATTCCATGACTTCTGGCTCTCGAAGTATGTCTCCAGCTTGCAGAACCCGTAGGATGCTCCAATCATCTGCTCGGCTGCGGTGATGTAGGCGGTTTGGCCTTGCGAGAGGTATTCCGTGGCCCGAACCCAATCGGCCAGGAAGTTGGCGGTCTGCTCGGTGGCCCCGTAGCCTTTGGGAAGCACATTTACGGCCCGCTTGTTCTGCCGAATGTCTCCGACCAGCTCGTTGACGTACTGGCCGAGCAGGTCCACCTCAATCATCGGCAGGTGCTTGTCCTTGCGCCTGGACTTCTCGCGCTCATCCCAGGAATCGCCCGCAAGGAACTTCATGTCAAGATCGTGCTGCTCGCGGATGTCGCGCCAGGATTCGAGGCAGTATTTGAAGCGATCCCGCGCCTTCACTAGAAACGGGTCATTCTCGGCTTCTGAGGCTTGGCGGGATTTGAGGCGCTTGGGCATTTAGCCTCTTTTGAATCCACTCAGACTATAGAGCCACCATACGTCTTTCGGTTTCTTCTCGAACGCTTTGAGCGGCGAAAGTTCCCAGATTTTCCCTGAATTTTCGCATTTGGTAACTGGGTGCTCCGCATGAGCGATGCCGTGATGTAGATGAAGCATGCAAGATGCTCCGCATCCGCACAGAACCGCTGAGAATGGGTACAACTTCATTTTTCGCAGCTTATTTGCTTCCCATACGGCAATGAGTCCACAGGTCCCGCCGATGATTCCAAAAACTACTCCGCACCAAAAAAGAAACGTCACGCCCTCCTCCCATAGATGAAGGCATGGCTGTCACTCTTGGGATGTGGCCGCTGGTCCGTCTTGTGGCGGGTCTTGTACTCCCGCTTGCCCTTCTTCGCCGCCCGCTTCTCCGACAACATGATCGCCACTGCCTGCTTCTGGCTGCTCACCTTCGGCCCTTTCTTGCTGCCCGAGTGCAGGCTGCCCGTTTTCCACTTGTGCATCACTTGGTCCCACGGCATCGGATTTCTCCTCGGGCGGATACAGGTCGCCCACTTTCAGGTCAAGTTTCTCATGTTCGCCGCGCAGGAAGATGTAGGTCGTGCCGTCCTCGAAATCAACGGCCTTGTGGCCCAGTGCGGCGTTGCGGATGGCGGTGATTCGTCGGCTCATAACTGAGCATTCTCCTTTGCCTCTTGATTTTCCTCGGTTCCAGCGGCGGCTTCGGTGTCGAGTTTCATGCCCATGTGCTTCTCGAGGTGCTGCTTGAGCTTGGCGCCTTCATCCGCCCCGAAGATGTGCGTCTCCGGGCCATGCTCGAAGTGGGTATGCCGATGGGTGAGCGATACACCTCCGCTCTTGCCCTTCTTCATCTCGATGGCTTCGAGCACCTTGGGCAGCTTCTTGGACTTGTGGGTCGTGGCCGCTACGTCAGATGGCATTGTGAGTCTCCTTCCATTCGGCAAGAGTTCCGTAGAAAGAGTCGGACGCTGGGACCAGTCGGTGAGAGGCTTTCTCGATTTCTTCAAATACTTCCGGCGTGAGAGATTTCAAGCGATACATCTTAAGCGATTCCATCACTTCTTCGACGGTCTGTCCCGTCGCTTCTATCTCAACGGCAAGCGGAGGATTATCAAGCTGCTCTTGGGTGGTGAGCGTGAGCCACACGTTGCACATCTGGTTTCTGAACACGTCGTAAGCACGAACAAAGCGGACGGCTGGAAGATTCATTTCTGTACCCCAATCTTGGCGAGGATTTCTTCCTCGCGGATTACATGCACGTCCTCATCGTTCCACCGGAAGCTCTGGAACGACTTCGGATACCGATTACACAGGACAATCTCCCCGGGCGCAACTGAAAACTCGTACCGCTCCCCATTCCGCATCACCCCATCGCCTAGAGCCAGGACTCGGGCTAACCGGCTTGGTTCCTTGGCGCAATCAGGAACCAGAACTCGCGGCTCAAGATTGAGCGCGGTATTGCGGCACTCATCGGCAAAGGATTCGATACGGACCAGGCTGCCCCGGAAGATGAGCACGGAATCAGGCCGCTCACCCACGGCGCCTCCAGCAGTTCGGTTCGTCCTTGAAGATAATGCCATGCTTGAGAGGGTCGTAGGATTCGTTGATTCGGGCGATGGTAGTATCGGCATGCAGGAACTTGGGCATCGAATCGAGCGCCAGTAACAGCCGTATCATGGCGATTTCGGCTTCCATTTGCGGCACCAGTCCTCGGCTAGAATCCTGCCCGTCACGATTTCGCATTTTTCGCGCAGCGGCTTGAAGTGAGCGCAGCCTCCACAATTGTCTGAGCCTTTGGCCGGATGCTCGTAGCCGACTTCGATCTTGGTGAGCTTGTGTCCATAGGCGTGGGCGGAAACGTCGGACATTTCAATGCTTCATGGCCTTCAGGCCAGCCGCGCTCGCCGCCATCCTGCGGACGTGAGGATTCTTCGACTTCCTCGCTTGGGCCATCTTCTTGGCGGGAATCTTTTTGCCCTCAGCTACTCCAAGGGCACGATGGAGCGCACCTTTGTGCAGCGAGAATCCGCCCTTCTTGCCGAGCGAGACGTGCTGCATCGCGCTCTTGAAGCCTTTATGGACGTGGGCCATCTTGTGCCTCCTTCAGCGCGGAGAACCGCGTCTCAACTTCAAATTTCCGAGCCTCGCATGCAACTAACCAGGCACGAACCGTGCGAAGCTGATCTTCTGATTGGAGCACAGATTTACGGGCATCCTCTAGACGTAGGATGGCAGCCTCATAATCTCGCACAACTTGGACTAGTTCAAGGCCGAGGTCCATTAAACACCAGCCTTGCCGGTTTTACCGGCTTCAGAATGTTGGAGAAGTGACTGCCGATGGATTTCGCCCCGAGAAGCGCGTTGTGCTCATCCACGTTCACGTTCCCGTATTCATACACCCTGCCGTTCGAGAATTCAACCTCCAAAATGTTGCGCTCGGGGTCGTGCCCGATGCTCCTGATGTTTGAAGATTGGACGGGTATTCGCTCCATGCTCAACTCCACGGCGTAGGCGCCCGGCTCGGTCTGTCCTGTGTGCTCTCAGGCCGTTGAGCCATCCGAATAGCTACCGCCAGCGTCCTGAAAGCATCTGCATCGTGAGAAAATTGGTCATGCAGCGGTTCCCTCTTGAACGTACCGAGCTTTTCATCCCGTTCGTACCGATAATGCCTCAAGGATTGCAGCCCGTCAGCACATTTCTCGCGGTCAAACCAGCACTTCGGGAAGATGGCCCGGGCAGCGGCGATGCCGTCCGCGACGCTCAGCTTCTTCGCGCAGCTCACCCTGCCCGGATAGAACTTCTGCAACTGCTCTTGAATCGAGCGGCCTGTACCCAGTTCCTTTGCGGCGCCATCCCAGGGAAGATGGTGGTTTCCATAGATGTAAGGCCGTTCTTGAAGCTGGCGGACGTAGTAATCGAGGCCGTGCAGCGATGCGCTCAGATGGTCAATCAGATGGAACTCAAAGCCTACGGACTGGGCGAACCAAATAGACGTGTTGTCGCCAAAGCCCAAATCCCAGAACGTGTGGACAGGATACTGAGCGTCATAGGGCACGCGAGTGAGCCTTCCTTCCTTTTCGGCGGCGGTCAGTTCGTTACGGTAAATCGCGCCTTCAACAGCTTGTTTGCACTGGCCCTCGTAAACGTGGTCAAAGGCTTCCGGGTCGCGCTTCTTCAGGTCCGCCATTTCCTGCTTCATCACCGCTGAGAGCCAGGCATTGTCTCGATACGTTGTATGGATGACTTTGGCGCCCGTAGGCGGGAAAGCCACGAATCGTTGATAGGTTTCATCCATCTCAAGTTCAGGATTGAACGAGACCCATATTTCCGAACCTTCCTTGCGGATAGTCGGCACCAGCACATTCCAGGAGTTCTTCGAGACGGTCTGGGCTTCCTCGACCCAAGCGATGTCGCAGGCTTCGTAGCTCTTGATGTTGGTCACGTTCTGCCGGATACCGGCGAAGATGAACTCTGCCCCATTGGTCGCGCTGATGGAGGACTGCTGGACGGTGAAGTGACCTTCGAGGCCCATCTCGACAATCTGGTCGCTCAGAAGTTTGTGGACGGACTCCGCGATGGACTTCTGTGTTTCACGGGCGCACAGGATACGCGGGCCTTGGATACGCTCGGGCCAGAGAATCCGGGGATCGTCGGCAATTAGCAGGAGTGCCCGGGCAAAAGACCAGGACTTGACCCCGTACCGTCCCCCATAAGCTATCTTATAGCGGTTCGGCTCGAACAGGAAAGCGAGCTTTTCGGGGAACTGAACTGTCCGCTCAATCTGCGCTAGGCTTGACAAGTTCGACCTTCAGCACAAGAGGATTGCCGGTCTTGCCGGTGCCTTCAAGAGGCTGGACAGGCTTGCCATAGGCACGGTCGTTGAGATAGATAGTCGCTTGGAGAGCGATTTTCTCATTTTTGGAACACAGAAAGCGTTTCCACAGTTTGACTTGCTGAGTTTCGTCCCCCAGGCAGCGCAGGGCGATTCTCTGGCTCATTTCGGTTGCGGAGCCTTTGGGTCGGCCACGTTGCGCCATGGGGGGATTCTACACGCGGGAGAGAGGGGGAATCAAGAGCGAGTCAGGATGGGTCATGGGTCTTTTCAACTTGCGCCAGCGTAGCCGGTAAACCTGCGCTCTGAGAAGAATCCGCGACACGCAGTGCAGCGGTACATCGTGGACAGCGCATGGCCGTTCTTCTGATGAATCCTGACTTGCTGACTCTTGCAGTGCGGGCAGTTCATTTTCCGTCTCCTCGTGTCGGATTTGGCCTGCCCCCTTGCGGGGGCATTGACACGTGGAGGCGGGCGAGCGTATAAACAAAACGAGCGGTTGCTTCTTCGCAAGGGGCGACCAGCTTTCCGGGCTTATCGCTGTTACAAGCAGCGGTAAGCCCTCTTACTTTCTAGGCCGTCTCAGCAGCCTTTCCCTCTCTCCTAACCAAATCAAAATCGTGTAGGCTGGAAGTCGCGGTAGGGAGTCCAATCTCAGGCAGGACAGTCAAAGAAATTGGGGCGGTATACGGGCTCTTTAGCCGGAACCTGTACCGCCCCAACGTGTACGACTGCCTCTACGTGGGTGAAACCGACAATCTGCACAGACGCTTGTTAGAGCATTACAACGTCCCGCCGGTTGCTGGTATCACTCACTTCTTTGTCGAAATCAGCCCCATCGAACGACAGAGAAAATCTCGTGAGAAACAGCTAATCGCGGAATTCAGCCCGCCCAGAAACAGAACACGCGGGGGCTGATGTTCCGTCGAATTTCCCGCTGATGCGGTCGAAGTAGAAACGCCGAGCACCGATGGACAGAACAGAAAACCGTTTGCCAGTTGAGAGGTAAACGGCCTCATCGGTGTCAGGATCAACAAACTCAAACTCTCTGAGCTTGGCTGGTGCTCCGATTCGTTCGAGGCACCAGCCAGCCATATCCGCAAGCAAATCCTTCCATCGCAGACGAGTAATCTCGCCGCGCGTCTCCGCAAGTATGGCTATGGGCTGCGCTTTTGCCGTCATGTCAAAAAACCTACCGTCCACGAGCGGAACGCGCAAGGGGCAGGGCCAACGGGTTTCCACTTTAGCACGGGCAGACCATTCGTCAAGTCTAAAAGACCCATCACCCGAATCATACCTCCTTCCAGAATCGGTTGTACTCGAATGCGAAGTTGAATACGCAAATTCCTACGAATTGACGGCTCCAATAGAAATTGAAAACCGAGAACGACCGTAATCCATCAGTGGTGGGCTTCCAGCAGTTATAGAAACGGAATCGTGGCCAGCCCTTCAAGATTATAATATCGCTCATGTTGCCCTGTACCTCTGACAGTTGCACTTGCGGCATGCCCTGTCTCCTGTTTTTCCGTGCTCGGATTCTGCGCATCGGCACTCGCAAAGTCCTCCAGACGCACTAGCCCGCCCCTCAGCCAGCGGACGGGAAATGTCGTTTTGATGGACGCAGAATGTCAACATTTGGGCTGATAAGCGATGCGGAGTCTGCAAGTTACGTGTTTTCAGCGTTGCGAGTTTGGCGAACGTCGTGCAGCAAGTGAGGCCAGTGGGAGGGAGCAAGCGATGACACACACACTCAAAGTGAAAGCACCTTTCAGGTTGGAACCATTTCCAAGGATGAAGCGCACGAGCAATGCCGCGATTCGCGGGATTTATCTGCGGATGCCGAGCGGTCGCCTTGTCATCGGGAAATGGCTGCTGTACTGGTATCAGCGCAACGGCCAGATTGCTGAGATTATCAGCTAGGACCGCAACCCGGCCCACAGGAGCAAGCGATGACCGCCAAACTAACCGATATAAAAGCGGAAGTGAAGAAGGGCGGATTAGTGCGTATGTTCTGGGGACATGCGCCAACAGTGCTGGTATGCGCAGATGGCCGAGTTTTGCCGATAGATGGCCGCTCCTATCAGGGATTCTTGCGGGCCTTTGCTAATACCCTTCAACGCTCTGAAACTGGCAGCACAGAGGCAGAGGATTTGGTAATCGAGTGGCGCAGCTAGGGCCGCAACCCGGCCCAGAAGGGAGCACACGATGGATGCGAAACAAGCAGTGGAGTTGCTGAGGGAGTTGATTTATTGCGAAACCGAAATGGTCAAGCAAGTCAATTCCAGGCGTGGCGGGATCACAAAGAAGCTGGCCCGCGAGGAACGCAAAGCAGTAGACGCCATTTTCAAAGAGCTAGTCGGCACTGTTACAACCGATGCCGAATATCAGGCGATTACTGAGTAGCCCCGCCCGCGAGCGGCGAGAGGAGCACACCTGTAATTCCGGGCATCACCCGCGCTCAAGGAGGGGCGCACCAGATGGCACAGCAAGCAACATGGTTGTATCTCAAGAGTGAAGCGCAACTGTGGACCGTGGGATTCTACGATCCAAGCGGCAAGTGGCACGCGGAATCAGACCACCATTCTCCTAATCAAGCTGCCGCGAGGGTGAATTATCTCAACGGCGGGAGTCGGAGCGCGGATTTGCTGGAGGCGTGCCAAGCGGCGCTCGCATATGTCCGTATGCGTGGCGCTGGCAAGGCAGAAATAGCCTCCCGCATCGAGGCTGTTCTCGCCAAGGCGGTCGGCCATGACTGACCCGCGCCGCTGGGCCTCGCTCATCGGCTGGAGCATCACGGCTGGTCTGTTCCTGGCGGTGGTGGTACTGCTGTTAAGGGGGAACTATGAGTAAATTTGGATGGAGCTTACCACCTGGATGCACAATGGCCGACATTGAGGCTCAATTCGCAGACCGCCCTTGCGGAATTTGCGGGAAATGGGCTGACGACTGCGAATGCCTGGAATGCCCGACTTGCCAAGCGCAGGGATGTGTTGAGCACCTTCCAATTCAATCACTTGTCGGCACACTCGACCGCTATCAGTATGTCGTTTCAGTTCTGCAAGCCGAATTAACAAAGCGCGAGGCTGCGCTCGCGGTGAAATGCCGCAAATGCGGGAAGATGTGCCCTGCTGATTTGCGAGAAGGCATGACGTATTGCGAATCCTGTGAAGATTTCGCCTGAGAGGAGACGAACATGGAAGAGAAGCACACGCCGACGCCGTGGAAGTGGATGCCCGGCGAAGGGCAATTCATCGTGGCTCCTGACGGTACTATTGTTGCTGAGATTCCCTGCCAAGGGGCGAATCCTGCCGATGGGGAATTTATCGCCCGCGCCGTCAATGCCCACGAAGATTTGATGACCGCCTTGGAGAGAATCAAGGATTTGTCCGATTATTGGTGCAGTGATTCCACGCTCCATACTCTCTTGAAGGTAATCAACGCCAAGGCCGATGCCGCTCTTTCCAAGGCAAAGGAGCAACCGTGAACGCCTGGCTCTGGCTCGCGCTGATGCTCAGCTCTGCCCATGCTGCTGACGGTCTGACTACCGCAGCCGCACAGGGCCGGGGAGCGTGGGAGTTCAACGTGCGGGACTTCGGCTCTCACCACCCCTCGAATGGGCGCATCGCTGCTACCGAGAGCCTGTACTTCGGGGCCGAGATGGGGGCGCTGACGTTCACGGAGCGCAACCGACACCGCACAATCCGATGGGCTGGCCGGGCCGGGGCGCTGTTTGCAGCGGGTTACTTTGGGCACCTGGCCGTGCACAACGCGGGAGTTTGCCGACATGGATGCCGATGATTTCACGCAGCGTGAACGTAGGGGCGGCTATGTAGCTGGGCCTTGGGATGCCGCCCGCTCCCAAGGGTACTAGGCGAAATTCGGTACTTGACACATCAATGGAGGACGGGTATATACGAGTCTCGGAGGATCACGATGAACCAATACCAGTGGCAGCACAGGCAGCGCGGCACGGCGGTCCTGACGGACGCTGAAAAACATCGCAGGAGCGAAGCGGCGCGTGAGGCTCTTGAAGAAGCGCAGGCCCGCGCTTGGATGGAAACGATCTGTATGGCCGTGCAGGTTGGGCCAAGCAAGGAAGAAGGCAAGGTGCGAGTGAAGTTTCTAGGACTTCCTGGGTGTTGCGGACCTGAGTTGAACATCGCACAGGGTACCGCTCTCCAGCTTCACAGGGCGCTGACATCCTACATCCAGACCGGAATTGAGCAGACGGACGAAGCGTAGATCATGCCACACAAACTCAGAGTGACCAGATGCCAGCAGTGCGGCAAGGAAATAAGGCTCACGGGCGATCACCGTAGGCGCGGAATCATCCCGAAGTATTGCCTCCCGCCTTTCGGCAGGGAGTCGAGCAGATGCAAGCTGAAAGCCTACTGGGACAGAAAAATCCGCAGGGAGCAAGTGCGGCAATCGGCCACCTACGCGGCTCTAGAGACTATCTGGAAAGCCAAACGGGAGTACCGGGCGGAGCGGAAGGCGCAGGAAGCTGTTTGGCTCGATTCGCTGAGGCAGAGAATGGAAACGGCGAACAAGGCGCGGGGGCGCTGAAAGGAGAAAGGGAACCATGAAATGCTACCTCATGGCCGACGCGGAGAACCCACAGGCTTTCCGCATGGCTCGCAGCAAAGAAGAGGCGCAGGAATTCCTCGCTGGCCACAAGAAATTCACTTGGACGAGGCTGTATGAGCCAGACATCCGCGCAATGGGCTGCACCAAGAAACTCCCCACCGGCAAGCAGGTCATTGCCGTCAACCTGGAGATGCGCTGATGAAAGTCCAACCCTACCGCGTGAGGCGGAACTTTCCCGACCTGCCCACCTACGACCCGCTCCCAGAGGCCGACTGGCCGGAGTGGGCGGAACTGCAGGTCGAGGCTGAGAAGATGCAGCGTCTAGAGGCCGTCGAGCGCAATCACTCACGGCGCGGCGCTCACCTATTGGGGTGGGTGGGGATTGCCGTGATTGTGGCCGCGTTCGTGGCGATGTGGATTGCGGCGGGAGAACACTGATGAAAACGATTTCCTTGAAGCGACAACTCACTTTGCTCCGTGCCTGTAATTCGGCGGTTGAATGGGCAGGTGACAGGGATTTTGCCACAGCGTGGGCTGAGTGCGAACGGGCCGATTGGATGCTCTGGCTGTGCGCGAAGATGATTGGCAAGGACGGTTGGCCCGAAAAGAAACAGATAGTGCTCTGCGCGGCTGACATTGCAGAGAGCGTCCTTCCTATCTTCGAGGAAAAGTACCCGAACGATTCTCGACCGCGAGAAGCGATTGAAGCGGCGCGAGCATGGTCCAATGGAAAAGGTACGAACGCCGCCGCCGCCGCCGCCGCCGCCGCCGCCGCCGACACCTACGCCGCCTACGCCTACGCCGCCGCAGCCGACGCCGCCTACGCCGCCGCCGCCGCCTCCGCCGCCTACGCCGCCTACGCCGCCGCCGCCGACACCTACGCCGCCTACGCCTACGCCGCCGCAGCCGACGCCGCCGCCGCCGCCGCCTACGCCGCCGCCGCCGACAGAGCGATACTCGTATCGAAGCGCAAAGAGATTGCTGATTTAGTTCGCAAGCGGCTCACCGTGCCGAAGGAGATTCGCTAATGGCCGAACACGAATACCACCCCCTCTACACCGACCGCATGACCTTTGAGGACCAGGAGGACGAAGAAATGGACGACGCACAGGAACGCGACCTCAAGGCCGTGTCGTGGCCCTTCGAGCAGCTAGCCAAAGCCTTCGACACTCCGGCGCGGCGGTTGCTTGCCAGTGAGCGCGTTACCAGACTCTTGGAGGAATGGAGGAAAGAAGATGGCGACACAAATCATCCCAACGAGTGAACAGCAGCGCATTGAGGCTACCCTTGTACCGCTGAAGCAAAGGGTAGCGGCTATCGTGGAGCATGGCGTAACCACGGCTTCTGAATACGCCGACGCCGGGGACGTGCTGCGCGAAATCAAGGGCCAAGAGAAAACCGCGCAGGGAATCTTGAAGCCCTACGTGGACATCGCCAAGCGAGCTTGGGAGGATGCCAAGGCGCAGATGGACCGGCAGGTCAATCCATTCTCGCAACTCAAAGAGATGGTCAGCCGCCCGATGGAAGCCTATGCCGCTGAGGAACGCCGCAAGGCAGAGATGGAACAGGCGCGGCAACGTGAGGAAGCCCGCAAAGAGGCAGCCCGCATCGCTGAGGAACAGCGCAAGGCAGCCGAGGCACAGGCGGCAGAGGAACGCAAAAAGAGACTAGCTGAGATTGAATTCCAGAAAGGCATCGGGGAACTCAAGAAGAAAGAGGCCGCCGAGTTGGCCCGGCAAGCAAAAGAACAAGAGGAGCGCGACAGGGAAGCAGCCCGCATCGCGGCAGAGCGGCAGGCAATGGAAGTCGCATCCGTGGTCGTTGAGGCCAACATTCCCAAAGTGGCCGGTATCAAACGGCGCGTGAATTACAAGTTCCGAGTCGTGGATGCTGCAAAGATTCCCCACGCTTACCTGATGCCCGATTTGGTGAAGATCGGAGAGATGGTTCGCAGAACAAAGAACACCGCAAAAGCCGAGGCCGAGTGCCCCGGTATCGAAGCCTACGAGGAGGATTCAGTATGAACGAAGAAATCAAACAGCAGGAACTCCCGCAACCGCCTGATGATTATTTTGACCCTGGTGTTGAGGAACTGCCTGCCCCCCATCCGGTGCGAGTAACAAGGAGCGCAACCTTCGGGAAGCTAGCGGCAGCTTTGGCAAAGGCTCAGATGGAATTTGAGCCAATCAAGAAGGACTTGGAGAACCCTTACTACAAGTCGAAATACGCGGACCTTGCGAACGTCATTTCAGCCACTCAGCCTGCCCTTGCCAAAAATGGGCTGGTCGTTATCCAGTTGCCGAATGTCAGCATCGAGGCGCGGCAGATGACCCTAACAACCCTCCTGCTTCATTCCTCAGATGAGTGGCTATCGAACGAACTGACCCTTCCGGCCATCATGGACGGGCGCGACGGAAAGCAGCGATTCGATTCTCAAAGCGTGGGCGCGGCAATGACCTACGCTCGGCGTTACGCCTACCAAGCCATCGTTGGGGTTGCCGCTGAATGCGATGACGACGGAAACCTTGCCAGGGGAGGTGGCACAAAGCAAGCCGCCCAGGATGTAGCTAACAAGAAGCTGGCCGATGCCGCCGTGAAAGTGAAGGCAGGAGCCTCCCTGTTCTGCGCGTGGGACGATGCGGAGCAAAAGGGCTATATCACGGGCGATAAAGACCTGATGAGCCTCAATCGGGAACTGCTGCTCTACAAGGGCAAGTGGAACCAGAAAGAAGGGGCTGTCATCGTGGACGCCGACGGCCTGGAGGCCCTGAAGTTTGAGTTTGGAGAGCGCAAGGTGCCGTTCAAGGTGCTGTTGAAACCCAAGGCAAGCTAGTGTCGAGAGCCAAGCACACCCGCGAAGAACTCCACGCCGCGATTGACGAGTTGCCGGACGCAACCGTGGCGGATGGAATCGTGCTGCTGGCCCCGCGCACTGAGAACCGCTACCGGCAGAAACATCCTCAGAAACGGTTTGTGCTGGTCTGCGATGACGATGTGGCCGCGAGGCTGTACGCCCAGAAAGAGCGATGGTTCAGCATCGTGGTCAACAAAGGCCACGCTTTGGACATGATGTGCGCCCTGTGGGAGAAGGTGAAGAACGAGCAGTTGGAGGATTGGAGGGACCAGTGAAAACCGAGTGGACGCCAGAGAGCTTTAAGGAATTCCTTAGGAGACATGGGACTCTTGGGCCGTGGATAGGGCCGAAGGACGCGAAGCCCTACAACACTTGCGTTGACGGTTGGTTGAATCTGGAAACTATCTGCGACGAACTGAACGCCCGCGATGCCGATAACACGCTTCCGGACTCGATCAAAGAAGCCCTAAACAACGGGGATGGGACATATCGGCCATGAGCAATCCTAAACTCTGCGGCGCACGCCCGCACGCCGAAAGCAAGGCCATAGTGACGCGCTGTCACTGCGGCCAATACTTGCGTGAATTCCTGGGATACCTGTTTTGCGACAACATGAGTTGCCCACAGCGGCCAGTGAGGTTGCCATGAGCCACGCCTCCCAGAAGGAACGCCTCCTCGCTTTGCTGCAATCGAAGCCTGTCGTGACGCTGCCAGAGATTCTGGACCTACGCATAGCGAGCCACAGCCGCCGAATGACCGACATCCGCAAGGAATGGATTGTCGAACGTCTGCCGGATGTGTGGGTGGGCGAACAGCGGCGGACCAGTTACCGGCTGGTGGGCAAGAAACCGTGAAGCAAGAGAAGCAAATCCGCAAGCGGCTCTCTGAGCTTCGCCGGCGCCTGAAGCGGTACGTCAAGGCCGGAGGCAATCTGTTGGGCGTGATGCTCGCGCAAGCGGCAGAGGAGCAACTTGTGTGGGTTCTTAAGGGGAAAAAGTGAAGCGCACCGAAGCCAGCCTGTGCCTCGAAGCCGCCCTGGTGGAGGTCTTTGGGGTGTGTCAGGCCGAGTTCAAGTTCTGCCCAGACCGGAAGTTCAGGGCCGACTTTGCGGTGTGCCTTGAGCGTCTGCTGCTGGAAATCAACGGCGGGGCTTTCACCCAAGGCCGTCACACGCGCGGCACAGGCTACGTGCGGGACATGGAAAAGAGAAATCTTGGCACAATCCTGGGCTGGTCGTGGCTGGAGTTTACGCCTGAGCAGTGCGAGAACGGCAACGCCAAGGAAACGCTCATCGCCTGGAAGGTGGCCCATGCTGGCAAACATTGACGTGGAAGCAACGCAGGCCCGCAAGTTCAAGTCGAAGCGCAGCAGGGTGCTGCTCGATGGGCGAGAGATTCTTGGCAAGCCGGACTGGAAGCAGCGCAAGGCGGAACTGTGGGCGCGGTGTGGGGGGCGCTGCGAGCATGAGGACCACGTACAGGATTCTTTTGCGCCGCGAGATACTCCGAAGCTCCTGCATATTCGATGCTTCCGTGTGGCCCACGACCCTCACCACATCATTCCCCGCAGCAAGAAGCGCGACGACCGTCTCTCGAACCTTCAGGCACTTTGTAGATTTCACCACCGGCTGGTAGACCAGAGGAAGATTGGAGGGAGGAAATAATGGACTACATCTTGGTTCCGGGTTCTCAACAGAGGGACGCTCTGCGTGAAGCATTTACGACGCTGTACGCTCTGTCGTGCCTGAAAGATGGGATGTTTACGCCCATCGCTAGCATGGCGAGCCGAAGTAAAGAACTCCTGATTGAAGCCTTCCCCGAGGCGGAGCGTTGGCAAGAAGCTCTGAAGTCAAGGTGAGCCATGCGCTGCCGCTATCACGTCAGCGTGGATCTGGAGCCGTACCTTCAGCACTCGGAGCCACGGGCAGGCGCAACCGGGAGGCTGATTCCCACGCGCGTCGCCCTGAGATGCCCGGTCGTGCAGAATGGCCTGCGCTGCCCGTATGTGGACCAGGCCGAGGCGATTTGTGATCCCAAGCAGGAGACCCGGCGGTGGCAGGAGAAGGATTGGATGGAGTTGTGAAAGGGGCTTGCAATGAGGCGCATCTTGGGATACGATTTGCGTAGCCTGCGTAGGAATTGCGGGGGCGGCGTGCTGGTAAGGCTGCCTTTGCCGGTTGCTCCCGGCCACGCCCCCAATTTTTCTACCAGAGTAACCGGCAAATATGCTCAACCATTTCCGGCCGTCTCGACCGTCACTCGGCCCCTTTGGGGGAATGACTGGCTTGGTGTTTCGGCTCACTCGAAGGATGCTTGCAACGCTTCAGGATACACGACGGACACCATGCCGTCCCTACATGACTGCGGCGGTTCGACGAGCATCCTTCCGGTGGGCCGAAGTGGTGCAGTCTGTATGCGCGAAACCCGGGCAACGGGCAGCTACTCGATGCTGCGCAACGGATACGTCCCGGTCGAATCTGGTCTGCCGCAAGGCATAAGACTTACTAAGCGCAAGCAGGCTTCTCGGGCTAAGACCAGAAGGGAATCCGTTTCTCTGTAGGGGTCTGAGGTTTCCTTTGCTCAGAGGCCTCGCATTACCGGGATGAGGGGGAAGCATGAAAGGCAACATTGCAAGCACACAAGGAAAGCTGAGATGGCTGAAACGCCACCGCTACCAGCTTAAGAACTCCGAGATTGGCTGGTGGGTTGATGGTGCGTGCGGTTTCCTTGTGAGCGGCTATTTCAAGTACCGGCACGAGGCAATAAAAACCGCGTTTGAAAGAGTACGCGAGGCCAAAGCGAAAGACGAGCATCCGACGTGGCTATTTTGAGCGCCAGCGTGAACGAGCAACTTTCACTCTAGGATTTGTTCGGCGGTTGGCGGGAATCTACCAGCGGGAGGGAAGCGATGGGCAGATTTAGAAAGAAGCCGGTGGTAAATGTTGCCGGAACCGGGTTAAGGGGGAACTAGATGAACTTCACGAAAAAGGAACTTGATAGATTGGCTGAGGGGAACGGCTGGGACACAGATAGACATACTCTCTTGATTCTGCTGCACTTTTCGAGGAAGGCTAATTTCCCTGGAGAAGTCTATGCTCTTCGCAGGGCGCGGCAGATTATCAAACATCGTGAACGGACGAGCAAAGGCATTGAACGGTTGCTAGAACTAGCTGAGGCAATTCAAGTTGCGATAGGCGAAAGAAAGCCATGAGCCACCAAGACAGCTTCTTGCTAGCGCAGCCCGATGACTTCGAGCAGTTTTGGGCGTTCTACCCACGTCGGGTTGCCAAGATCGCCGCGCAGAAGGCGTGGAGTAGGTTAGGCCAGCAGGAACGCGCAGCCGCTATCAACGGCATTGAGAAAGTAGTTGTCTCAGCGAGGATTTGGGCTGCTGGATTTTGGCACGTAGATTTACAGTTTGTCCCCTACCCGGCCACCTACCTGAACGGCAAGCGTTGGAATGATGAAGTTGTGCAGTCTGCGCCCCAGGTCGGCCAAGGCCCCTCGCCTGAGTTGCCCTTCGGGTGCCGGGCGTGTCGCAAGAGGTTCCTGAGCGCGGCGGAGAGAGATGCGCATGAGTGTGGGAGGCAGCCATGAGCGACCTAGTTTTCGGAGGATTATTCTCAGTGTCGGCTGGCCTATTTGTCTACTGCTGGATTCGTTTTACCGTCGAGGTTATCAAGATACATCGTCTCGACCGGAAGAATAAGCCATGAACCTTCTTCGCAGGCTGTGGCTGTTCATCCGCATCGTGTGGCGCTACGACGAAACGGAAACGCGCATGTCGGCAGGAACGGCGTGGGCCATCAGTGGAATCATCTGGAGGCAGCCATGAGCGAACAGATTGAGCAGGTGATGGACAAGGTGGTGCGGCGGCTTGGACTGATTACGAATACAATTGTCGAGCCTCAAATTCGCGCCCAACTGGAGCCTATCGCCCGGCTGCTGCGGGCGGGGCAGGGTTGCCGCGACTGGCTCCATGTGCATGGTTCTCCGACAGCGGCTATTGAAGCGTGGGACGCCGCTCTGCGTGCGGCATTGGAGGAACGATGAGCGCACCGCGCCTCCTGCCTGAATGGTTTGGCTATCGCGTAGCGATGCGCGTGGCTGTCGAAGTCTTACGGCGCAAGGGCCATAGATTCACCGTCGCCCAAAAGTTGCGTGCGGCAGACCTATTGGAAGCGCGTTGCGAGCAGGAACGGCAGGCTGCGACAAACACATCACGCAAACGTAGGGCTGCAATCCGCGAGAAGCTGGCCCGCAAGGAGGAACGATGAGCGACCTGTCAGTATTGCCGATGGGATTCTTCATAGTCATCGCTGCGTTCTTCATCCGTGACAAGATTGAAGAAGCAACAAGGGAAATCTGCAAAGCCATCCGGGAGCGCGAGCGCGGTGACGCCTAGAACGTGAACGTCACCCCGAGGATTCCCGTTGGGTCGTTGAGTGAGCCGAACGGCGTGGTTTGCTTGTTGCCGTGGAACAGGCCGAACTCAGCCCGCAGGGAAGCAGGCATCTGGCCCACGATGCTGGACGGCAACTTGTAGGACAGCCCACCGCTGATAGCCGCCGCGAAGCTCGCGGGACTCTGCATGGCAGGAGCGGTCGAGGTAGCCGCGATCTGCGTTCGCCAGCTTCCCGCCGTGGCGTTCACGAACAGCGTCAGGTAGGACGGATTGATGGCGCCCCACATGGTTCCCGCCTTGGTGAACTGCCCGGCGTTCCAGCGGAACTCCCCGCCCATCTGGTAGCTCTGGCCCTGCCACACGGGAACGATGTACTGGCGGTACATGATGGCGATTCCGGGGTTGCCCTTGTTCTGCGCCTTCACGGGCAGCCACGCATCCACCAAGGTGGCGGTGGTCGAGGTCTTGCCGTTGATGAAGGTCGAGGACACGCCCGTTTCCAAGTGGAACAGTGGCGTGGGAGCAGGCGTCGGCGCAGGCGTCACCGCTTGGCCGAAGCACGGCACCGCGAACAGCAGCAGCAGGGAGAGTTTGCGAATCATCTTTCCTCCTATGTCTTGTACTTTTCCATCCTTGCGAGCACTTGGGCCGGATACTGAAGGTTACCGCCTCCGTTATAGAGAAGCAACGCCTTTTCCGTGTTGCCCTCCGCCATCGCCAGCTTGTGGGCCAGCACCTTGCAGCCCCACAGAATTCCAATGGGCGGGTCGCAGAGCGAAGCCATGTTCCCGGTGAAGCCCAACTCGCGGACGGTCTGGCCCATCGTCTGCATCAGCCCCCAGGAGAACGCGCGGGCCTGCGCCTCGGTGATGGAGATAGTCGTCGTGTCCATGATGGGCTTGACGTAGTGCTCAAAGAAGGCAGGCTCATAGCGAATTGAAAATGGATTCCACGAACTTTCCTGTTCAATGACGGCGCACACAAGCTCAGGGAAAAGCCCTTCATCTTGGGCCGTGGTCCGCGCAATGTTAATCATGTCGGCTTGGGTCATCACTCCCCTCCCGCATCAATGGCCTTGAAGATGGCCTGCCGCACGCTGTCGTTGATGCCGTTCATGCTCAACAGCGCCCTCAGAACCAGCGATTGCCGGTGCTCCAGCCGATGAATTCTCCGGGTAACATCCCGGTAGCCGAGCGCCGCCAGAATCCCGCACAGCCCGATGAGCGAGCCGATGAGGGCATCGTTCATGCCGTTCTCCGCTCCATCGCAGCCCAACGCAGGCAGCCACCCAGCCAGGTTACGGCAGCTATCAGCAGCGCCGCCGGCAGCCATTCGGTCACCGGGTGCCACTTGGACTCATGCAGGATGACGCCTGCCCGGATGCCCGCCTGACAGAGCCACAGGAGCGAAAGGGTAGCCGGTATCATGCGGTCCCGGCCATGCGCGGATAGTCCTAGTACTAGCGCCGAGAAGGTCAGGAGCACTATCTCCCCCATCTGGACTACAGCATCCCCGGAAAGCGATTTACAGCCCTCCAGAAGGGCGATGAGGACGCAGACAGAGATTCCCCCTGCCGCCGAGATTACGGCCCGCCTTGGTTCACCCAGGGCCGAAAAAGCCATACCCAGGCACGTTGTCAGGATGACGCCGGTAAAGACAGCGTAGATTTGCAGGTAGATGATGCCGTAGCCTTGGGTGAAGAAGTAGGCTCCCCAGATGGCAGGGATGTAGAGCAGTTGAGCCACCAGCCACAAGGTCAGCCAGAGGCTCCTTTGGGGGGCCATGAGCGCCCAGAGCAGGGCGCAGGCAAGCACGATGGCCGGAACGGGCATTACTTCGCCGGTTTCTTGGGCTTCTTCGGCTTCGGCGCTTTCACTGGCGATGGACGCGGACTCGGGCCTGACCCCATCACTCACCTCCGTTGCGGCCTGTCTCAGCCGCCAACTTCACCCGCAATTTTGTCACAATCTCGGCCCTTTCACTGGCGATGGACGCGGGGACGGACCTGAACCCACGGTTCTACCCTTCCTTTCTGTGACTGCGGTACATCTGGAAGCTGCAAAGCGAAACGTTGAACAGAAAATACACGATGCCGAGAAAAGTATGGCCGAAAAGATTGAACCCGGAAGCGATTACGAGCGAAGCGCCCAGAATCCATAGGAGGTCAATCGCCGCGTGTTTCATCACTCACCTCCGTTGCGGCCTGTCTCAGCCGCCAACTTCACCCGCAATTTTGTCACAATCTCGGCCAAATCCTCATGCTTTTCTTCCTGCTTGGCGATGCGGTCGGTCAGGGCTTCGAGCTTCGGCGGCAGCCACAGGATACTCAGAAGAATCGTGCTGCCCGCGCCGCCCAGCAGTGCCACGACGATGGCCCAGGAGATGTTCACGGAGTACGCCTATCCTGATTCGATGCCTGAGACGCAGTGCGAAACCGGGCCAAGAGGGTGTGGCTGACCTTGAAGAACCACACATAGAACGCGCTGGATTGTGGGGTTGGGTCAGGCAGGGCATCTACCGCCGCGCCGACAATGATGGGAGTCCAGAACGCAATCGCTACTTGATGCGCTGTGATGAACTGTCCCATCGGCCCTCCCCGTGTACTTGCGTCAGTTTACTATAAAATAGCTGAAGCAAGCAGGATTTGTCGTCACCGTTCCTAAATTAATGGTGAAACTCGTTGCTGCCACGTAGGACGCTAGAATCAGGTGCGTCGGAATCACCGTTGTGCTCGTGTTGCACGTCACGCCCAGTTCTGTTCCAGTGGCCGAGGTATCGCTCTCGAACACGAATATCTCGCTGTGTGCCGTCACTCCCGTGGTGTTGACTTGGCAGGTGGCGCCGGTTGCCATAGGGTCGCAGGAGAAATGCCCCGCTGTGGCAGACCCGCAGGCCGCGATGGATGGACTGGCCGCGCTGCCCTTGGCCGCGCAATTCGTCGCGGTTCCGTGAGATGCTGCGGTGACTTCCCCTACGGCTGCGACATTCCCTCCCTTGTCCACGGTAAACTGAGGAGTTCCTCCCACTTGAAGGTCAAGGAGTTTCGCCCCGGAACCGCTCGCGGTATTCGTGATGTTCACCAGAATCGCTGCATCCGGTACGCCGGTTGTGTTCCAAGTTCCTGTCATGCACAGGAAACAACTTGCGAGGTTCCCGCCTACCGTGTCGAAGGTGAGATTTACTTGGCCGGGAGCGCCAGCCGTCCCGGAGCCTCCCGTTCCCGGCGCTCCAAGCGTAACATTCAGGTTTCCGCCGCGAGCATTGGTCCCCGTTCCGCTTCCCGTTCCGCCTGCGCCAGTCTCCAACTGAATGTCTCCGCCCTGTCCTCCAGGGGCATTCCCAGATGTTGAATTCCCCCCGCTCGACGCTTCGATGGTGAACAGTCCCCCACGGCCACCTGCTTTGTTGTTTCCAGAGGCGTTCCCGCCGCTGTTTGCGATGAATGTGATATCCCCTCCGTGCCCTCCAGTGCCCAACGTGACTCCGGCATTCCCTCCTACTCCAGTGGTGATAAGGGCTGGGCCAGCGATTCCCCCGTTGCAGGAGGCGGTGACACAGTTGAATCCATTTCCCCCAGATAAATTGAGTAGATTTGCTCCAGTGCCCGCCGCGCCGCTTCCCTGCGTAATCGTGAACGGGCTGGTCAACGATCCCGCTGCCGTGGAAAGAGCGAACAATACATTCCCGGACCCGGAGGATGCGGCGCCTTCCCCGAGCGCCAGTCCGGTAGTATTTGTTCCCGAAAACGTCCAGTTCCACGCTTGGGCATAATTTCCGTTCGCAATCGTATTCGTTGCCTGCGCTGCCGTGAGCGCGGAAAGAGGAACCGAAAGCGGGCCGGCACTGATTGTATATGGCCCGAAACTCTGGCCTGTGAAAACGGTGATGGTGTAGTCGTAGTTACCGGACGCTACCCATGCGCCCCAGTTACCGCGTGAGTCCGTTCCCGCGACGCAGGTGGAAGTCCCGGCCAGCACGACTTGAGCCGAAGTCGCGCATGGAGTTCCTAGCGTCACATCCGTATAGGTCGTCGCCTTGTTCGTGCAGGGCACGGCATTCGCAGGCGAGGCACAGATGTTGATGGTGGCCTGAAGCGTCGAGATGACCCCGGGAGTGGTCAGCGACGATGAGACGGATTGTGCGTCCCCAATGCGGAAGCCCTGCGCCATCGCTGCCGGAGCGCAGAGCAGAAATAGGATTGGAAGAAGTCTCCTCATGGTTCACTCCAGTGTAGCTGTAAACGTGGCTGTGTTATTCGGGGAACAGCCGGACGCAGAAGTCGTAATCCCGATTCCGATGGTATGGGTCGCTGGAACGCTTACAGAAAGCGCCCCTGAGTCATGGACTCCGGTTGCTGAGGGGGTATAAGAAGCGAGCACAGAACCAGCGGTAATGTCATAGACCCCGTACACTCCCGATGGGCTGCACCCTGCCTGCGCTATGCTGGTCGTCACGACAAACCGGACCAAGGTGTGAGCATTCGGGAAGATGTAATAGAAGCACGTCGGACTCGGCGTTCCGCCCTGACAGGTAGATGTCGAGCCAGCGGCGCTTCCCCCGATGGTGAAATCCGTCGTGCCGAGTGACCGGACTTCCGTTCCAAACAACGTCACTGCGTAGGTGCCTGGAGAGGCATTCGTGACTAGCACCCGGCCCATAACCTGCCCTGCAATCGGGAAAGTTATCCCGGCATCATGGCAGTCCCCGGCGACACTGCTGCTGATTTGAACGTAATCTCCCGCTGTCACTGAGCCATCGAACACGCAGGAAGCCTGCCCGATAGTGCTGATCGAAGCCGTGCCTGAAGTCCCGCATCCAGCCACACAGATTCCGATTGCCCCGCCTGTGTCCGTGGTCGCTGTGCTCGTAACCGTCGAGGGCGCTCCCGTCAGCTTGGCGATGAGATTTGTTCCTGTCCCCGCCCCGTTATTCGTGTAGGATTGAATCACCGCCGGGAGGTCCGCGCTCTGAATGGCCGAATCCACATACTGCACTCCATTGTTCCGTGGATAGTGCCCGATGGTGTTGACGGAGTTCGTCACCGTGTTGGAGTCAAGTGCGATGGTCTTGTTGGCGAATGTGTCGGTAGTCGAAAGGCCCGGGATGCTATCCCAGGAACTGTTGAAGAATCTCAGCCGTCCCAAGTCTGTGCGGTAGTCCACCATCCCGGCCTGCCCCGAAGGGTCCATCGTGACCCCGGCGAAGATGATGGTTTGGGTTCCCACGACTACCTGAAAGGCGCTTACATTGTCCTGCGCCCACTGCTGCACCCCGCTGTTCGGGCATGAGGAATTTCCAGAACCATCATAGAGGACGAACTTGTACTCCTGGTTCGCCAGGTAGATGGTCGCGTAGCCGGATGAATCCAGCACAATCGGATTCGAGTTCTGGATGACCCCATTGATGTCCACGTAGGTTGCGGCAGGAGTCGTCGTGCCTGCGTTGTAGGTGCAGAGCTTCCCTCCGGCCAGAGCTACGCTCGGATTAGTCGCGCTGAAGAACTGCTGGCGGGCGACGGGCGCGAGAGCTACGGGTGTCTGCGCTCTTGTGCAGATGACAAAAACCGATAGAATAAGAGCCGTGAGCGTTGCCGCTTTTTTTGCAGTGCTTCTCATCTGTGTCCTTCGCCTTTGCCCTACTGCTGTGAAGATGCCCCGCCCGCAACCGCTCCTGCGACTGGGGCTGCTGTTTGAACTCTACCGGAAGGAACCTGTACGGCGGTTCCACCGCTTGGCCTCCCGAAATTAGCGAACGCTCTTTCCATCATGGCCTCTGAAGTCTGCCGCTCCTTGAGCCAGGTAGCCGCCGCGCTCTGCTGGGTTCCTTCGTAGACGGCCCACGGGTCGCCCCTTGCTACGCCGACTGCAATCTTCGCATAGGCTCTTGCCTTGCTGAGTTGTTCGGCAAGGCTCTGAGGTTGCTGGCGCAACGCTACATTCTCCCGCTTGGAAAGAACATCCTGAAAGTTCGAGAGCGCCCCGTACCGCTGTTTCAATTGAGCTGCCCCGGGTCCGGTCAATTCATCGAGCTTTGCATACAAGGATGCCCGCAACTGATTGGCCTCGGCCACGACATGCCCGGTTTCCGGGTCGCGTGCCGCTACCTGCTGCCCTACCTTGTTCTTCGCATAGTAGGAATTCAGTTCGTTGTTTGCGGATTGCAGGAATTCCTCGGCTTCATCGAGTTTCATCGGGCGCCGGTAGGTATCCGCGATCTTCGTGATGCGTTCAACGAGTCCAGGGTTCTGAATCGCCGTCCGTGCGTCTATCGAATTCATCATGGCGTCGGCCACTTCGTTTCCGTTGATTGTCGGTTCGTGGGTCACTGCCTGGAGTTGACCTGTAGTGGGGTTGCGAGTTTGCAGCGGTCCTACGTCCATTGCCCTTGCTTGCGAGAGTTTCTGGGCGTATTGGTCCCAGATGTGTGCCTTTGCAACCGTCGCCGCTTCCTTGGCGTCCGCGAACGTCTTGATAGGCCGTCCCAGTTCCGCCTCTGCCGCCTTCAGGTCAGGGAAGGCTTTCGCCATGTCGCTGGCCCACTTTACGTTGTTCGTGCCCGGCTTCAAGGCACTGGTAATCAGGCTCTGGGGGTCTTTGTCGAAGATTCCCAAAGTCTCGGCCATTACATCTCCCGCAGGCTTCGGAGTTGCTACGGGTGTCGTCTGGGGCGCGGGTGTTATCGCAGGAGTCGCAGCGGCTTCCTCCCCGGCTGCTTTGGCTGCTGCGGATACTCCCCTCAAGGTGCGCCAGAACTGAAATGCCTTCCCAAGAAGTCCTCCAGCAAGTTCAGCGCCTCCGTAGGCGGCGGCTTGTGTGCCCATGTTCTTGAGGATGTCCCGGCCTGAAGGATGTTCGTCCACTGCCGATTGAGCCGCCCCGACTGCGGCGCCTGTTGCGGCTGTGGCTGCTACTTTTCCGATGAGCGGCCAGCTTGCGGGAATCGCCATAAGAGGCGCCATGGATGCCGCAACGAGTCCGCCTTTCGTGGCCTCACGCTGCGATTCCGGTGACATCAACCGTTCGGTAGGAGTCGTTCCCTCTGGGCCAGTGGAAATATCCTCCGGTTTACCGAGCGCGGCAGCGCCCATACCCTGCTGAGAAACCGGAGTCCAGCCTTCAGGAGCGGACTTCGGAGTCTCAACGGGAGTCCAGCCAGCGACGCTCATTGCGGAGCCTTCTCCTGCTTCCATCCTTCAGGGACTGGAGTCCCTTCTTTCGCCTGATGCAAGACTCCCTGCGGGTCGCGGGCGTAGATAACACCGGCAGTGCCTTGTGGCGCCCACTTGTCGAGCTGCGCCTTGGCCTCCGGCGTGATGAACCTGTCCTGGAAGGAAGGCATGGAATCGCTCTTGTTCTGGTTCCACTGATTCTCCAAGGCTCCAATCTTGGAGCGCAACAGTTTAGCCGTGATTCCCACGTTGCTCTTGAGTTGCTGCGGCCCCAGACTCGGGTCGAAGTCCTTTTCATCCGAACCGCGTTCGCCTGCCGACCCTCCTGCCCCGATATACGCCTTGGCAATCTCCGGCCCTACCCGGTGGACAATCGTGTTGAACGTCGTCACGTTGTCTTTGCCGGTCTGCACCCCAACGAAATTGGCAATGCGGTTGAGTGCCTTGATGTCATTGTTGTTGAGCGCGTCAATCGCATCTCCCAGTACTCCGACGTGCCCCATCGCCGTGTTGATGGCGTTGATTTCCGTGGAGTGCTTTCCGACCGTGAAGTCCTTGCGAATCTGCGCCCGTTGCTCGCTCCACTGCGGGTCACGCTGGAACACGTCCCCCATGACTGCCTGCCAGTAGGGAGTTCTGAGGGCGAAACTTCCCGGAGGCGACATGCGCCCCTCGAGAATCGCATCGGAAGTCGCCTTCTGTGCCGGACTCACTTGTTGGCCTTGCAGTCCTCCGGCCTGAAGATTGAAGTTGAACGCAGGCACCATCGTCTTGATGGCCTTGACTCCAGCGATGGCTTTTTCTTCATCTGCGCTGATGGGTTCCCCGGCAGATTTCTTGCCGAGCGCCGCTGCCGCGACCGCTTCCATCTGCGGGAAGGGCATCCGCAATCCCGCCGGTGAAGTAACCTCTTGGGTCCGGGTGTTGTAGAACATTCCCGTCCCGGGGATTTCCTTGATTTCCTTGGCCGCAACGTCCCGTTCCTTCATCGCCTGGTCAAACTGTTCTTTCTGTCCGAGCAACGACTTCTTGAACATATCGAGGGCCGGGCCGATACGTTGGGGGTCGTTGGTCGAGGCAAGCTGGTCAATCATGTCGGCGTGCTGCTTGTCGAGATACCCTCCTGCGAGTGCCGCGTTCTTCTCCGTCTGCAAGGCATTGATGAAATTCGGGTCGCTCGGGTCCGGCAATGCATTCAAGTGACCAAGAAGCATGTCGTTTTTCTTCTGGGCGGTTTCCAGGTTCTTTGCCCCTGTTTCGGCATCGTTCTTGGCGATGTTAGAGAGCTTTTCCTGCTGGCCGAGGATGACGTTCTTGAGACCGATGACTGCCTGTGAAGAACCCCCATGCTTGACGATGAGGGGAAGCAAGTCGTCGTAGCTCTTGCCGTCCCATTCGTGCATCGCGGCGGTCGTGGCTTGCTGGTCGTTAATTTGTTGCTGGCGGAGTTGGTTTTCTTGTCCGAGCGCCTGCTGGCCGAGCACTTGGCTCTGCTGCTGGCCGATCATGCTCTTAATAGACAGAGCCTTGGCGTATTCGCTGAGAGGGTCAGCGGGAGGACGAAGCTGATTCGCCGCAGAGGGGAAGGCGCCCATTACGTGACAATCCCTCCACCGATGTCAGGAGTCGTGGCAGGCTTGAGAAGGTTCTGAAGGGCCAGAATCCCCCCGATGCTCCCTACACTCCCGGTCAGGGCATTGGCCGCGCCCGTGTAGCCGGAGGCCGTCTGATAGGCAGCGTTCTGGATGTCGGAGCCAATCTGCGCCCCAGAGGTCAGGTTGATATTTGCGACGTTTCCAGCCGCAGCCTGCCCCTGATTCCCGAGGGTTGTCGTAGCTGTCTGGCCCGCTCCAGCAACTCCAGCCAAACGGTTGTAGGTGTTGGCTTGGTTGTTCTGGAAGATGTTGTACGCCTGCTGATACTGGGTCAGGGCGCGGTTGAACACATTGGAATATTCATTTGAGGCGTAGTCCTGAGCGTAGTTGGTCAAGTCACGCGCCGTCCCACCGGCCAAGACTCCGCCCCGGGCCGCTGCTGAGTTCTCAAGGGTCTGCTGGCCGAGTTGCAGCCGCGCCAGATAACCCGGGTCCGTTGTTTCGTTGAGTTGGGGAGCTTGGAAAGTGTCAGTCCAAGGCATGAGCAATCCCTGTCCGGGCGTCGAAGTCAGGCCAGAAAGAGTGTTGATTGCCCCGGTCCCGGCAGTGACCCAAGGTTGTGCCCTTTGGACGTTCTGATTGTACTGTTGCTCTTGAAACTGGAGCGAGTTCTGGGCTTCCTCATATTGGAGTTGCGCTGCGCTCTTGGCGGCATTGGCCTGAAGACTGGAACCGTAGATGGATGCTCCCGCCCCCACGAGTCCGGTTGCCCCGATGATTGCTGCCGTTGCTCCCGTCCCGAGGCCCATTAGCCCTCCCTGAACGACTTCGTGAATGCCTTATCGGTGAACCGCCAACCCATCTTCTCGAACAGGTCCGAATGGTCCTGATGCATCTTCGTGGACAGATAGGCTTTGACGACCCCGCGTGCCTTGAGCGTGCGTTCGACTTCCGCCAGCATCTTGGCCCCGGTCCCTCCTATCCGGTAGTCCGGGTGGATGAAATACATGTCCGTAAAGGCCATCGGCCCTGCGTCTTTATAGTGCATGTGTGGCATCACTATGGCTAGAAAATATCCGACCAGTCGTCCCTCGTCCCGAACAGTCAGGATGTGCAGCATATCCAATGCGTCAATGCTGGCGAAGCGTTCCTCGTTCACTCCCAGGGGAATCCACTCCTGGTCAAGAGCCAGTTCTTTCCAGTGAATCGTAATCAGGGGCTGACAGTCCTGCCAGAACTGCGCCCATCGTTCGAGTTGGTAGGTGAGGCTCATTCTTCACCGAGTTCCTTGAGCACGGTCACAAGGTCTTGAACCGTGTCGAGCCGGTAAATCAGTTCGTTCGGAACCTTGCGTATGGAATTGGCGATAGCGGCCAACATGCACAGAAACTCCATCGAGTCGAGGCCCAAGGCATCGAAACGGGTGTCCAGAGCCACGGACTGACCGACATCCTCCGAAACTACCGAGATGACTCTCTCCTCAAGGCTCATCAAAACGCTCCCAGGGGAACGCGGCGCCAGAGATTCGTTCCGATACAGATGTACAGGAAATTCGCGTCATAGGCAATCTGCCCGGAGATGCCGGTGCTGGTAGAAGAAGCGGGAGCCGCCACACCCCCGGCAGGCGACCGCATGGCCTGATACCAGTTCGTCAGGGTCTTGGAATCAACGTCCTTGATCCGCCCTGAACTTGGCGGCGGTGCGACGGTTTGCGCCATCCTAGCTGGCCTTTCCGATACTCGCCACAAGCCGTTCTTGAGGCTTATATCCGGGGTCCGCGTTCAGGTAGCCGTCAATGACCCGCCAGGGAATCGGGTCCGCCACGGAGATTTCGTACACCCGGTCCCGCGCCCTGCCAAGTCTTGAACGCCGTACCCGGTGGCGATACCGTCCCGCTTGCCCGGCATCGAGCGGGTATTCATTCGACCAAGTATGGGCGTAATCGTTCGACCAGCGCAGCATCACCTGTGGCCCTCGGGCGTTTCCCGCCCCGTCTACAAGCGGAGGCTGAGGTCCAAGCCCTGTCTCGATGTCCAGAACCAATTCGTTATGGAACATCCAGTGATTCTCGATAGATATGTGCGGAGAACGCCGCACCCGCTTGATGGCGTTTCCGCTGTCATCGTAGAGCGAAATGGACATCTGGTAGATGTTCCCGCTTCCCGGGTCGCCTACCAAGTGCTTGCCGAAGGCGAATACATGGTTCTGGCTCTTATGGGCCGAGAACATCGCGGTTGAAACGTTCCAGTACCCGCGTTCATGCCACATCCCGGTTGCTACGTCATAGACCCACGTCTTTTGAGCCGTGGGGAAGAAGAACACCGCGAAGGCATGGCCCTGGTCCTGGTAGGAATAGACTACACAATCGTTGATGACCGGATAGCCCTGGATGGCGTATTCGATGGCGTGATTTGAGATGCGAGTGGGAGTGTAGCCCGAAAGTCTCCGGGCCACTCCTGCCCCACGTTCATCTTGGTCGAGCCAAAAGACGGAATTGTCCAGACGGCAGTTTGCGAACGGCGAAACAATGCCGTTTTCAATCGTGCCGCTCGGGTCCACGTCCAGGATGTTGAGGCTTCCTGAATCATAATAGGTGGTCGAGCGTTTCTTCCCCTGCACGGAAAGACGCCTTTGATTGACGATGAAGGTCTGCACGTTGTCGCTGAACACCGAGACGATGATTTTCTGCAAGCCCGGCCAACTGGTCGCGTCAAAGAGCGTCGAGATGTAGAAGGTCTGGGAGTTCCGCAGGAGAACGAGAAAGAAGCCATCCAAGAACTCAACGATGCTCGGCTGACCATAAGCTCCACTCGGCAGGGAGAAATTGGAGTTCGGCACCTGCACGAACGACCCTGCGACCCCAGTCCCAAGCGCGATTCCTGTCTGTGTCTGAAGCTGATAGACGTAGAGGTTTCCCCCGGAGGCGATGAGCAACTGCTCTGGCGAAGCGACCATTGAAGCGGGAAGCTGGTCGTTGGTCACCGGAGCGATGATAGCGTAAGAGCCATCGGACTTAACTTCGCAGAACGTCGCGCCTGCGATGGCGAATGAACGCCCGTTGATTTCCAGTTGAGCACGAATGGGAGCATCGGGAATCGTGGTAAAGACTTTAGTGCCTGGCGTGGGATAGAGCGCCATCTGCGCCTTGCCGGTTCCGCTTTCGATAATTTCAGGATACCAGTTGCGCGTCACCTGACAATCTGCTGTCAGGCTCTGGCTCTGGTACGAAGGTCCAATCAAGCCGAATCGCGCCATGAGTCACTCTATCAGAAAAGGTGAATCGTCACGCCAGTTCCGGTTACGCCCTGGATGGTCACGCCCGGCCCAGGTGTGATGGTGTATGTGGCGCTGGATATTGCAGAATCCGTAAGCGACACCGAACCCGCCACCGCATACTGCGTCTGCGTCGTGCTCACGGTGATGTCGCCGCAGACCGTTGAACTTGCCACACAATTGGTCCCGGAATTTGTCGTGATGGCCGAGCCGGATGAGCACGTCGAGCCGTCACCGTTCGTGGCTGGGGTGCTTCCCGTTCCGTGGCAGATTACCGTACCAGAAGTCGAGGAGATGGTCACCGTCTCGGCCCCAACGTGCGACCCGGTTCCGGGATTGAGCGTTGGCGCGTTTGCTTGGCCTCCATTTGTATCCAGCGGGTGAGGATAGGTGTATGGCGTATAAATGTCCGTCCAAGTGTTTGTCGCGGTGCAGACCGAGAGCGTGTTCGTGTCGGTTGACCAGTAGCCTACTCCGTAGCTACCCGTTGGACTGGTCCATTTTGCGCCGCCCAGCCCGGCCGTGCAGGTAGCCGGCCGTGCGGAATGAAGGCCACTGCCTGTTCCCACTGTTCCATCAAAGGCTGTTCCCGTGAACGATGAACCGTTCCAAGTAAGCGTGTAGCAGTAATACTCACGGTTGGAGACGATGGATATAGTTGCTGGATTGGGAGTGCATTGTCCTCCACCCTCACCAGGGTCAGTCCACTTGTCCAGCCACTCATAAACAGGCTCCAACTGATTGTGGGGCCAACTCACGGAAGATGTGGTCGTGTTCACTCTGGTTGCATTCTGGCTATCGTAATGAAAATATCCACTCAGCAAGTCGCCCTTCCCACGGCCTACCTGCTGGACGCACGGGAATCCGTCACCCGGGGAGCCGGAACCCTCACTATAGTCCCAGTCGGAAGGCCCTAGATTGGCCCCACTGCCGAGTGTTCCGCAGTAGCCCCATCCGGTCATCGCCGTAGATGAAAGGATGGGCGGTGCGGACCCGAAGGCATGAAATGTATCGGTGCGGTCATTCGCCATGTCTAGAAGCGTCTGGTAGTTCGTTGAGGTGTTCCCCCAAACAAGCGCCGGTCCGGTGCGCATCTCGTACACGTAGCTGCTGTCAATGTCTCCCTTCACTCCAACGTACAGATTGTTGTAGACCTCCGCTGCGCGGCATCCTTGATACTCACCCTCCATTTCATGCCCTTGCAGACCCGTGTCGTTGAACGTGTTGTACCTCCAGACTTGCCTTCCGCCGTGGGCGCAATCGTTGGCGAATCCACCATTGAAGGTGTTGTTCTCGAAAAACATGAACTTCGCGGTTCCCCAGTTGCTCGCATCGGCCCAGGAGCCGTCTCCGTAGCCCGCCGAATCCCCGTTGTATTTCCCCATCTCCACGAACATTCCGTTCGTCACGGTAGCGGCACCCTCGGAGAAGTAGTTATGGTCCGCAACGCCATACAGCCAATCAATGAAGCCGATGGCCCGCGTGCTCGCAACGATATTTTCGAGGCTATTGTGGTCGAAACGGAAACAGGCTCCCGACGTTCCCCCGCACCCGGAGCTTTGCGGAGTTCCGCCGAAGTAGATAATCGCATTCGAGGGGGAATGCACACCATCCGATTCAATGCTCATCCCGGTAAAGCGGAGTGACTTTCCGTTCGCCTGCGTAAAGTGGAATCCCTGTGTCCCTCCGGTGAACTCGAATATCGTCTTGGTGCTGCTATAGCCCGTTGGATTTCCCAGCGAGTCGGAACCCGTTGTGCTTCCTGCTCCTTGGATGGTCAGATTCACGCTGACCGCGACATCCACCTCCGCGCTGGTGGTTGTAGTGCCCGCAGGAATCGTGAGCACCGTTCCATCCATGTTGGCGCTCTCGACGGCTGCCTTGACGGTAGCCGCACTCGCATTCGCGGCAATCGAGCAACTGGTCGTCCCGGCGCACTGTGCGAAGCACGGACAGGCCGTCAGCAGCAGGAACAATCCAAGGCTAATAGACCGAAATGCTGACATCGGAGTAATGATCTCCTACGAGCGTGTTGCTCCATGTGGGCGTGATGGTTCCGGCTGAGACTTGTAAAACATGCCCCTCGAACACTTCCGTACCACTTCCGGCAGGAACGGAATCGTTGTCCTGGGTGTAAGGGCTGAGAGAAGCCACGCTTGTGGCAGCGGCGTTGCGGAAGGCGAAAAACAATGCCATCCGATTGGAACCCGTAGTCGTCAAGGCTGCACCTGTGCAACTGGTGCAGAATCCGGTATCCGCCTGGTAACTGCTGATGGCGTTGAAGGTCTGCGTTGTCCCGTGGACGACGTAAATAGCCAAGTTGATTTCTGTCCCGCCGCCAGAGGTTGCGCTCAGACTCAGGGTGCATGAACCGGTTGTCGTGGATGGAGATGTCCACACGGTTTGCACGGGACTTCCCGATGGAGTGCCCTGAAGCGTAAAAGTCGTCCCGCAACCGCTCGGAGTATTCAGTCCGGTACCGTGCGTTTCACCCCAAATAACCAAGAAGTCGCTCGTTGTCAGGCCGGTTAGACCTTTCGATGTAGATGGGTTGGTGCCGAAGCCTCCATTTGCCACAAAGAGGGTTGTGGTGAGGCTGCTCCCCGCTGGAGTCGTGTTGGATTTATCCGTTCCGTACTGAGCGCCAAGCAACGGCAGCAGGAAAACGAGCGAGGCAGTGAGTAGTTTTCCCATGTCAGTTGATGATGATGTAGCTGAAGCATTCCGGGTTCGTCGAGAACGTGCCGAGCGTGATGGTGAAACTGGTGCCTGCGCTACGGGCTGAGACACGCGGGGCGGTCAACCCTGAATCAGCCGTCGTGTTGCAGGTGACTGAGAGGGCCGTGCCAAGCGTCGAGTCGGGCTGAATCTGGATAACGCTGTTGGCTGTCACCGCCGTCGTGCTCACCACGCAGGTTCCAGTCGAGGCATTCGTGGCGCAGGAAAAGAATCCGGCCGGGGCAGCAGAGCAAGCGACCAGAGAGGGATTCGCTCCCGAGCCAGCCGCCGCGCATTTCGTTGCCGTGGCGTAGAGCGTGGCGGTCAAGGTTCCCGATGCAGCCGACACTCCGGAGTCAGCTAATCTACCACCATTCGTCACATTGAACGCCGCCAAGTGAGTGCTGGTACTCGATGCCGGTCCCTGCACCAAGGGCAGCGTCGTGCCCGCGTTGAAGTTGCACAGCAGACCATGCTGCGTCGAGTCGGCGTAGCAGTTGTCCTGACCGGATGCCGATAGACTTCCCGGCACGGTGCCTTCCTGCTGGAGAAAGATGCTTGAGCCTACACCGCCCCCAGGAAGCCCGGATGTCAACGGCCCCGCGCTCGCCGTGATACCTCCAGAACCTGCATAGCTCAACGT